GACGCTTACACGAACCCAGGCCAAGACGTGACGCGCAGGCCATGAAGAAGCCCACCAAACAGCAAGCCAAGCGAACGCGAGACGAAAACGCCAAGGCGATGCAAGCTAAGCAGCTTGAGAAGCTCAACGCGGCGTATGAGCGGGCGACGGGGCGTTAACTAATTTCAAGATTTCAAGATGGCTAACGGACACGGCGGAGCGCGCAAAGGAGCGGGCAAGCCAAGAGGCGCGAAGACCCGAGTGACGCAAGAGGCGATCAAGCGGGCGGGCGAAGGCGAGACGCCTCTTGAGTACATGCTGCGGGTCATGCGCAGCGACGGCATCCCAGACGAGCGCCGGGACGAGATGGCCTTAGCGGCCGCGCCTTACGTTCACGCCAAGCTGCAACAGATCGAAACGAAGAACGAGACAGTGGTTCGCGAGTTCGCCGCTGAGCCGGTGACGGATGACGAATGGGAGCAGAAATACGCCAGCAGCGCGTTCGGCGTGAACTAGCCTGGGCGCCGCAAGCTGGGCCACAGACAGCGTTTGTTAATTGCCCGCTGAATGACGTTGTGTACGGCGGGGCGCGTGGCGGCGGTAAGACGGACGCAGCCCTAGGCGAATGGGCGCTCCACGCTGAGCGCTACGGACTCGACGCCAAAGGCTTGATGATCCGGCGCACACGCAAAGCGCTGGAGAGTACGATCGCCAGGGCTAAGCAGCTCTATCGCGGCGTGGCTCAATGGCAGGAGTCCAAGAGCCGGTTCGTATGGCGCAACGGCGCTGTGCTGGTCATGAACTATCTGGAGCGCGACGACGATGCGGACCAGTATCAGGGTCACGACTACACGCGGGTGTACGTTGAAGAACTGACGCAGTTCGCCAGCCCTGCGCCGATCGACAAGCTACGGGCGACGCTGCGCTCTGGTGTGGGCGTGCCAACGGGCTTCCGCGGGACGTGCAATCCGGGCGGCGCCGGCCATACGTGGGTCAAGGAGCGCTATATCGACCCTGGCCCCTGGAAAGTGACGACACACACGTTTCGCTGCCCGTTCACGCATCGGGAAATCGAGACAAAGCGGGTCTTCATCCCGGCCAAGCTGAGCGATAACCCGCAGCTTCTGGAGAATGACCCGAGCTACGTAGCGCAGCTCTATCAGTCCGGTTCGCCGCAACTGGTCAGAGCGTGGCTTGAAGGCGACTGGGACGTCATCGAGGGCGCGTTCTTCCCTGAGTGGAGCGCGGCCAAGCATGTGCTTCAGCCGTTCGCCATTCCGCAGCACTGGGCGCGGATCAGGGGCTTCGACTGGGGCTCGGCCGCGCCGTTTAGCGTAGGCTGGTGGGCTGTGGTCAGCGAAGACACGCTGCGCCCTGAGGGGATGCTGCCGCGCGGTGCGCTGGTGCGCTATCGCGAGTGGTACGGATCGAGCAGCCCGAACGTGGGCTTAAAGCTGACGGCGGAACAGGTGGCGGATGGGATCAAGGAAAGGGAGCTTGCTGGCGAGCGTGTCGCCCTTGCCGTGGCCGATCCTGCTATCTTCGCGGAGAATGGCGGTCCTAGCATCGCTGAGCGCATGGGCACGCGCGGCGTTCACTGGACGCCCGGAGATAACAAGCGAGTGGCCCAAGTCGGCGCGGTTGGTGGCTGGGACCAAGTACGCGGCCGGCTCGTCGGCATTGATGGACGCCCGATGCTCTACAGTTTCAGCACATGCGTAGCGTGGAACCGGACGTTCCCGGCGTTGCAGCATGATACGCTCAGACCAGAAGACGTGGACACGGACGGTGAGGATCACGCGCCGGACGAGGGCCGATATGTGTGCATGAGCAGACCGTGGACAGCGCCGACGCCTCAGAAGCCGAAGCGTCGCGATATGTGGGGAGATACTGAGAGTGGGGAAGTGAATTGGCGTACGGCGTAGCTGAGCAGGCGGAAGTCTCGCCTGACAACGATCAGTCGCCCGACAAGCTTGAGCACGACCGCACGCTGAGCCAGCTGGTGCGCTGGTTCGAGGAAGCCGAGCAAAGCACGCAGACGAACCGCGAAAAGGCGGAGCGCGACCGCGATTACTATGACGGCAAGCAGTGGACGGAGGAGGAGGCGGCCGAGCTGAGGAAGCGCGGTCAGCCGGTTATCGCGCTGAACGTCATCCGCGCGCGTGTGAACTACCATCTCGGCATCGAAAAGAAGCAGCGCCGCGACCCGAAGGCGTTTGGCCGTGGCCCTGAGGATCAGCTGGCAGCGGAAGTCGCCACTGAGGCGCTACGTTACGCGATGGATCGCACGGACTATCACACCGAGCGCAGCAGAGTGTGGGAGAACATCAAGGTCGAAGGCATCGGCGCGCTGGAAGCGTCGCTTGAGCCCCGGCCGGACGGCAATTCGGACATCAAGTGGAAGCAGATTCCGTGGGATCGCTTCTTCTACGACCCGCACAGCGCCCGGGGCGACTTCGCAGACGCGCGCTACCTCGGCCAAGTCAAATGGATGGACGAGGAAGAGGTTATCACGGACTACCCCGACGGTGGGGCCGCGCTTGATGCAGCGCTGACGGCCGCGACCGATGGCGGCTTAGGGCTGGGCGACACGTACGAGGACCGCCCGCGCTGGCAGATGTGGGCCGATCCGAAGCGCAAGCGCGTGCGGGTGGTCCAGGTCTGGTACTTGATGCAGGGCAAATGGTGTTGGGCCGAGTTCTGCAAGGGCGGCATCCTCGCAGCGGGGCCTAGCCCGTACGTGGACGACGAGGGCGATACGCTCTGCGGCATCATTGCCGAGAGCTGCTACATCGACCGCGACAACGCACGTTACGGCGAAGTCCGTGATCTGATCGACCCGCAGGACGAAGTGAACAAGCGCCGCTCCAAGGCGCTGCACGCGGTCAATACGAACGTGGTGATCACCGAGAACGGGGCCATTCCCGACGGTGACACCGAGAAGGCGCGCCGCGAGGCGAACCGCCCTGACGGTTTCATCGTCGTGCAGCCTGGCCGGCGCTTCGAGATCGACCGCAACACCGACTTGGCGCAGGGCCAAGCCATGCTGCTGACGCAGGCTATGGCTCACATCATGAGCAGCGGCCCGAACGCGGCCTTGCTCGGCAAAGGGACGGAGGATCAGTCCGGCCGCGCTATCCAGGCGCAGCAGCAGGGCGGCATGATCGAGCTGGGCGATGGCTTGGACGTTCTGCGCCGCATGGATTGGCGCGTGTACAAGTTCACGTGGTTCGCGCTGAAGCAGTATTGGCAGGCGCCGATGTGGATTCGGGTGACCGAAGACCCGGAAGCGCCGACTTATGTGGGTATTAACCAGCCGCAGATGGACCCGATGACGGGCCAAATGCAGATGCACAACCAGATCGCTGCGGCTGATGTGGACATCATCATCGAAGACGCGCCGGACGTGCCGACGCTTGAGGGCGAGACGTTCGCGGCGGTCATGGACGTGCTGAGCAAGGGCGCACCGCCGCCGATGATGAAGGTCATGCTCGAGCTTCACCCTGGCCTGAAGTCCAGCGTCAAGAAGCGCATGAACACGTTTATTGACGAGATGATGCAGCAGGCGGGCCAGCAGGCGCAGGCGCAAGCGCAAGCTGAACAGATGAAGGTTCAGACCGAGGCGCAAGCCAAGGCGGCTGACGCGCGCCGTGAGGATATGCGGCTCCAGTTCGAGATGCAGGGCGGGGCCGATCAGGGCAAGGCGCAGCTTGAGCGCGAGAAGATGGCGCTGGAACGCGAGAAAATGGTTCTCGACGCACAGCAGCAGTCTGTTGAGACGGACATTAAGCGCGCTGAGCTTGCGGTGAAGATGAAGGAGCTGGAGCTTAAGATGCGCGAGATGGACTTGCGCAACGCAGAGCTACGGCAGAGCGGCGAGATTGAGCGCGCGCGTTTGGCGGATGGTCAGCAGGCGCGGTCTGAGCAGCGGGCTAGTACGCCACAATCGCAACCGCAGAATGACCGCAGCGGCGAGGCGATCGGCAAAGGTTTAGAGGCATTGGCGCAGGCTATGAGCCGGCCGAAGCGTGTGGTTCGCGGCGCCGATGGGCGCCCTGAGGGGATCGAATGAGCAAGGGTAATACTTTCGAGAACGATCTGCTTTTGCTGATCTTCAACAACACAAACGCGGCGGATATTGGCGACGCGACGGGACTGCGCGGCTCGTCCACTGCGGGTTCGCTTTATGTGACGCTGCACACGGCTGACCCAGGTGAGGGCGGCAACGCGACCACGAACGAATGCGCCTACACGTCTTATGCGCGCGTTGCGGTGCCTCGCTCCGGCTCAAGCTGGACGGTGACAGGCAACGCTGTGACGAACGCGGCGCTGATCCAGTTCCCGCAATGTACGGGTGGTTCGGAGACGGCGACCCACTTTGGCATCACGGTGGCTGCCTCCGGTACGTCCAAGATTCTCTACAAGGGCGCGCTTAGCGCTTCGCTGGCCATTAGCTCGGGCATTCAACCGCAATTCGGAGCAGGCGAGCTTGACGGCACGGAGGACTGATGACCGACACCCCGGTTATCATCCGCTATCGCTGCCCAACCTGCGGCATTGAGGTGCGCGCAGAAGAAGGCGCGCCCTACAAGGCGTGCGCCTGCGTAGAGCCATACGAGGCTGAGCCGGAGGCGACCGAGTGACCGGCTTCCGCAATCACCGCGAACTAATCGAAGCCGTTGAGGCTGGGCAGACGACCACGTTCGGTTGGCGCAAAGCGCCGACGCAAACGACCGCGACCAATATCTGGTTTGATCTGAGCATGAGCCCAGGCAATCCGATCCCGAACTACTACGCCGCTGCGCCGCTCGCATCGAAGCGGCTGACGCAATCGAGCGACGGCGGCATCTTTCATGGCGCAGCGCCCGGTGGTTCATACACTAAGCACTTGCGTCGCTTCACGGCGCTGGTCTCGACGCCGACCACGGCAGTCCCGCTACCGATGATCCTGTGCGACTACCTGCTCTATTATCCCTTCGTGGACATGGGCACTTTC